TAAAACCGACGCGGATTTTTCGTAATCTGAGTAAGGAAGAAATGTTTGCATTTTTTAAGAATACACAATATTGATGCCGGTGTCAAATTTTTTTTAAACTTCATTTGGCCTGAGTTACACAGAAGGATGAGGTCGTCCTTAATCGGCACTCCTTCTATGTAACTCACGCCATATGACGTGGGTACTACCCTAGTGTACCATACTTCTCGGGGTCATCTATAACAAAACTTTGTGGTGTGTCAAGTCAAGAACTAAACCTTTTGTCTTTTTCGTTGCAAAATTCATCCGGTATTACATTGGGAAATATTTTAATAGAGTCAGGTGTTTTCATTTTTTTACTTTAATTTTTTTCTAAAGGTTTCAAAGATTTGCTGCTGACGGCGTACATCAACAACCATAAGGTTTAATTTTTTGTAGTTAAGATACAGTTGTTCTTCTAACTCGTCAATATTTTTGTGCAGTCTTTTTTTACTAATCCACATAGTCATCTCCCTTGGGGTCACAAAGTTTTTCAATTTCTTTAAGAATACCCCTAAGTCGTTGCATTGTTTCGTCAATTGCCCAAAAACTCACAACTGTGTCAATGTTGTCTATTTCACTTGGTTCGTTATTCATCTTTACCCCAATTTAAAATTGCTCGTACGTACATTGCCACGTACATTATACTATACGCAATAAAACCGTACTGGCGTGTGTGTATGGCATACACAACCCATACACCTTCGTTGAGGATGAGTATTCCCCATCCCCAAATCTTCTTTCCCCCGACAAAAAATAAACCGAGCGAACCAACAACGGCAAGAACCCAAGACCACATCAGTTAACTAACATGTCCCAAATAAGCATTAACAATGCGCCCGTAACAACGCCGATAGCCCAAGTCAATCCAAAAGTAATATAGAACATTAGTTAATTTCCTTCATTGTATAATCCTATTTGTTCCTGCGCTTTAGTAAGTTCTTGCATGAACTTTTCGTGGGTCATTGCTTTAATAACAAGGCCTAGTTCAGATTCCCACGCATCCAATACTTTGATTACGTCGCAGGGGTACGGAGTACCTGTTAAACCCCTGTCGATTCCAAATGGTAATCTTTCATAACAGAAGGTGCAATACCGTTTGTTGTTCATTTGATGCTTGTCTCGTAGTGCTTGGCGTTCAGATTCAGTCATGCTCTGTTACCTAATAGATTCCAAATGCGAACAACTGCGCTAATAGGTTCTTGGTCGTAAGTGTGAATAATCTCAAGAATGTCAGCATCTTGTTTGTCGTAGGAGTTAAGTACCTTGATTACGTCGCAGGGGTAGGACTCGCCGTCATAATTGCACTCTCTTTCTTTCCAAAGAAAATGCCTTTCTCGTATTTCTTGACGTTCCTCGGGTGTCATTACTTCCACGCTCCACAAATACCGGCAAGTACAAATAAGAAAAATGCTATAGCGCCAACTAAAGCAATGTGTGCAACCCAATTAATCAATGTGTTCATTTTTCATCCATCCATTCTGGCTCTGCTTTGTGCGGACCGTGCGGTGATAGGTGAACCCAAGGGTCATCATCACCAATGTTTTCCCAGTCGGTACCATCGCGTGAGTATTTAACAATCTTTAGACCACAGTGCTTGCAATCAGTCATGGTCTACGCCTAATAGCCATAAATGCCAGTATCCAAATACAGACAAGTGTTATTAAACTGTACATCAATTTTCCTCTAAGATTAAAGTTATGTTCTCTGGGTCTTCTACAAGAACGTTGTTGTTATTTTGCCATTCAACTATGGGCCAACCACGACCGTTAAAACCAACAACTTTACCAGTTTCTTTTTTTAATGCTACGGAGTCACCGACATTGAACTTTGTAGTCATTATTTACCTGTTTCCGCAATTCGTTTATCAATAGCTTGAATTACAAAATTGTCTTCAAGTTCATTTCGAACCTTTGCAATAATACGTAAAGCTTCGGCAAAACCATTAGCAAAACCAATCTCATAAGGGTCCCCCCTTTTAATGGAGAGTTTTGTATGGTGACGAGTTTCTGCTAAAATTTCGTAATAAGCCTTGTCAAGTTTTTTGCCCATTGTTGTCTTCTCTTTCTATTGCGTACAAAAGCGCATGATGTATGTACTGCGTTGGACGCATACCCATTGCTTTTGCTTGAGCCTTTAATTTTACCCAATCTTCAATCGTAAAGTCAAGACTTATTTTAGATTGTTGTTTTTTCAATTTTCTGGGCCATCGGCGATAGGTTTTAATCATTAGAAGTGCGGGGAGTCAACTATTGCCAATATACCAAGGCTTGGCACGGTTACATAATCTTCGCCGTCAAGTTTAATGCCGTAGGCCATGTCTTTGTTAAAGACAACAATATCCCCTACCCGTACGTCCATTAGAATGTGAATTCCTGCGCTGGTGTATCTTCCAAGCCCCACTGCTACAACTTCCCCCTGATTTGGAATTTCCTGTGCGTTTTTAGGAATAACAAACCCCGAGTCGGTTACCTTGTCTTCGTGGGTTAGTTTGAGGATTACTCTGTCTTCTGTTGGAATTGCGTTGACCATTAATCTTCTTCTCTTTCTAATAAACCCTCTATTGCACGATATTCGTTTAGTGGAATTATATCAACTGCAAAGTCATCTGACAAAATTAGTTGAATATCCTTCATTGCTTGAACATAACCACGGTGCCATGGTCGGTACCAGCGTGGTTTGTCTGAAGACATTAAGTTAACCCAATTAAGAACATTTTCTTTTCGGTCAATCATCGTTTGTACCAGTCAGGTCCGTAGGTGTCGCGGCGATAACAAATAATGGCACCAATGTTATAGACGGGCATGTCAACAAGGCTGTCCTCAACCGATTCATTGGTCATTTGTGTGCCGTAGCGAATATGGTTTTTTATGCGATGAAGTTTGTCATTCATGCGAATAAGCGCACCCACCCATCCCTGAACACCAAATTCGGTGCTGGCAAGAACATTTGCCCAACTGTCTTCTGGTGAGCCATAATCCTTAGATTTGCGGTCGTGCATTTCCTTTAGTTCTATAAGAACTGCTTCAAATTCAACGTTGGGGTCTAAAGTAACTTTTTTCATAATTTCTCTCTTTATTTGTAAGATTTTCTTTTAGACATAATTTTTTTTCATTTATTGGCTGGCAGACTAGGACTCGAACCTAGAACGAGGGATTCAAAGTCCCTAGTGTTGCCATTACACCATCTGCCAATTATACATTGCTGGTCAGGCAGGGTTCGAACCTGCGACAATTCGATTAACAGTCGAATGCTCTGCCAACTGAGCTACTGACCATTGCGAATTAACGCAAACGCTTCTTTGGTGTTGGTGCTTCGGTAGCCTTCTTTGAAGCGGCCCTAGCCTTTGCGGGTGCAGGCGTTGGAATTAGTGCTGACAACTTGACATCAAGGGACTCAAGTTTTGCAAGAACGTCGTTAATTTCAACCTCAACGTGTGAAATATAATTTTCGGCCTTGGTTGCGTATTTTCTTAACATCGCAACTCCGCCACCAGCCGTACCGGCCCAGGCAACTGCAATTGAAACAATTGATGATGTATTTGACATTTTTCTCCTTTAGGTGTTTTTAAAACAATAATCTTTCGTGACATTACACTTTAAAAATAAGAAAGTCAAGGCTTAATCCTTGATTTTTTTAAAACTGGGTGTAAGTTTGTGGCATGAAAAAGATTTGGACAGAAGTTGAAACGGTTGAACACGAACACGAGGTGGAGTTAATGTTAACGCCCAACCACATTCGAAACTTTTGTCAAATATGTCAAAAAATAATCCACCTACTTGATGGGAAATGGGTTCACTCCAATGACGACTGAATCAGAAATAAAAAGACTTGAGTCTATACTTGAGTTAAGTGCTATAATCTACGGATTAGAGAACATTAACCCTTTAATCATTGACCTTTTAAATCAAATAAGCCTAGACATTGAGTGGCTTTGCGAAAGACTTTCTTCCGCATGGTCCACCGTTCACGCCTATCAAGAAGAAATAAAACATTTATACAACGAAGGAATATAAACATGATTTGGATTGGCATTGCCTATTTAATGGTGTCTATTGCCGTTTTTTTGCGGTATTGGTCTATTGCCGTAAAACATTTTAATGTCTACAAAGACCAAGAAATTGAAATAAATAAGGGTTTTTTTTCAAAAACCGCCTCCCTAGATGCCCTTAAATGGCCTTGGTATATTATTTGGTTTGGTCTAAAACAATGGATTGAGGACCTTAAATGAACAGGGTTTCTAGCGAATTTCCTTCAATAAACATTCAAGACTCACTTCTTCGAACAAGAAACGTAATTGTACTCGAATGCCCCAAATGTGGGTCAAGGTGTGAAGATGACCAGATTAATGTTTCCGTGGAACAAACTTTTGACCCCAAGGAAAAACGCTGGGTAGACTCCAAAAGGATTATTAGAGCAACAATTGCTTCAACCTTTGTAAAGCTTCCGATAAACGCAAAATGCGTCTGTGGTCGCTGGGATGAGCACCTTCATAGGCGTTGTTATGTCTGTAATTTTTATTGGTCTGCTGATACGGTTGATTCTGTCCTGGGAGATATTAGTGAGTAAAGCGCGTCAAAAGGGTACATCTTTTGAAACGGCAATTGTTAATTTTCTTAAAGAAAATGGTTTTCCTGATGCCGAACGATGGGGTTCTAGCGAAATGGGACTTGGCGATGTTAGAAACCTGCCTATTGTACTAGAGGCAAAAAATCACAAAGCAATGGCCTTATCTGAATGGTGTGACCAAGCAGAAAAGTCTGGCAAAAAAGCCGGGACCCTTTGGGCTGTTGTGCACAAACGCATTCGCAAAAATACCTCAAAGGCTTATGTAACAATGTCTTTGGAAAACTTTGTAAAAATTCTCCTTCAATCAATAGGGTAATTTTTTTTATTTTAAAATAGTTGATTATTTCAATCGAAATACTTGACAATTATGATTTTTTCTGCAAGAGTGTGTATTAAGTTGACGCCCGCAAAGGTGTTTTTTAATAATACGGAGGAATGCAGGTGGCAAAAAAGTTAAATCGACGCTCTCAACAACGCCTAAAACGAATGTTGGAAAGCATTGAAAACATTAACAAATTTGCCAACCGTATAAAGATTGAAGATTTAGAAGAACTGGTTAGACGTGACGCTATTCCCGTTGACGTTTATGGTGGTTCTGGGGGTTCAAGTTTTGCAGTAGCACGTTCTGGCGGAAAGCCAAGTTCTTCTTCTGTAGAAAGAGCAGTTATTTCCAAAGTTGAAGGAAAGGCTCAAAAAGACCCAGTTCGAGAAGAAGTTAAAAGTATTGAAAAGTGGATTATTCAATCCGAAGAAAACCTTCGAAAAATTCACCAAAGCATTAATTTTTTAAAAGAAGGCGAAGAGAAGAAACGTAAAAGGCCAACTTCTGAACCTTGTGAAATTTGCGTTGTTTTACCAGCCGTTAAAACAGCGATGTGCATTCCTTGTTATATTGAATGGGTTGACGCAGGTGCGCCAGACAGATTTCGATGGAAAGCCTACAAGAGAGCGTTGACTTCTTCAGAAGGAATTCCTCTTGTTACCGACCAACCTCCGCCACGGCGATTCTAAATACTTGACAGAACCAAAAAGCCGTGTAATCTTATGAGTAATAGTCGCCACCATTGTGCACCTAGTCAGGTGTGTAATTGTATACCCACAGATGAAGAATTGTATTTATTGGGTTTTGAAAAGTGGCAGGTTTCAATAATGAGAAAACTTCCTGTCGACCTTCAATGGGAAGCACACGACGAGTTTATTAGGCGATTAATGTCAGATAACGACGTTGATGGCTTTCGTTTTTAAGGAACCTCCATGTACGAAGAAAATTCAGACTTTGAAGAAATAATTTCTGGCCTTGGCTCTCTTGTTGGAGAACAAGAAATTGAAGCAAGGCGCGTTCTTGGCGATGAACGCTATGAAAAAACTGTGGCTTTTTTTGAAACCGCAAACACTTTAACCCTAAAACGAGATGTTTCACAAATAAGACACCTTGATTCCATATCTTCTTTTTATGGTGCGGTTTCTATTTTTGTTTTGTTTAGTTGCGTAATGGGTTTTATTTGGTCACTTTACTTTTGGTTTAATTAATGTCTAATTTTGGACAATTTATATCCAATTCGGTTGTACCACCAGAGGTGGACACATTTGAATTACTTGGGTATACGCCAACAGCCCGTCAAAAAGCATTCCACGAAGCCTCAAGAGAACGTCTTGATGCAATACTTTATGGTGGTGCTGCCGGTGGTGGAAAATCCTGTGCATTTGTTATGGATGCAATTTGGAATGCTGCCAATTTCCCCGGAATGAAAATTGGTTGTTTCCGTCGTACATACAATGAGTTAGAAGAATCATTTCTTGCTGAACTCGCAAAAAGGCAATATGGTGCCCCCGTTGGTGCTAAATGGAACTCAACACAAAAAGTTTTGAAGTTCCCCAACGGTTCAATTATCAATTTTTCTTATGCCGAAAACCTTCAAGATGCCTCTCGTATCTTGGGTGGTGAATACCAGGCATTTTACATTGACGAAGCCTCTCTTATGATGCCTGCTGTTATTCAGCACATTGAAGAACGTCTTCGTTCAGGTAACAAACTTGTTCCCGTTATCGGACTCCGCCTAGCAACAAACCCAGGCGGAATAGGTCACAAATACTTAAAAGACCGTTTTGTAAATCCAACCAAGCGTGGCAAAATTCGTCACACTGAAAAAATTGAAGGAACAAAACTTTCTAGAACCGTTGCATTTATACCTGCAAAGGCTACAGATAACCCTCACATTAACGAAGGTTATGATGCGGTTCTTAATTCAATTCCCGACCCCCAGCGTCGAGCCGCAATGCGTGACGGCGACTGGGATGCAATGGTCGGGCAGTTCTTTGAACAATGGCAATACTCAAAACACGTTGTCCGTTCATTTCCTATTCCTAAAGAATGGCCAAAATACGCTGGCATTGACTATGGATTTCGCGACCCTTTTGCGGTCGTTTGGGCAGCAGTTGATAACGATAGCCGAATGTGGGTTTATCGTGAAATATGTTCGAGTGGACACAATGCCGACGAACAAGCACAAATTATTCTTGAAGCCGAAAAAGCATCAAACGAAAAAGAAGTAGTTCGCATTGCCGACCCCTCAATGTGGGGAAGTCGCGGAACTCCACTTTCTATTGCAGATATATATGGCCTTGAAGGTTGCGGCATTTCGCCCGCAAACAATGACCGCATAAACGGTTGGTCAAGAGTTCATCAATATTTGAATGATGGCCCAGCATGCGAAATTCACAAATTAGAGGGTAAAAAACTTTGCCCAATGCTTCATGTTTTTGAAGACATGTGCCCGCAATTTATTGAACAAATTCCAGCACTTCCAAGAAGCGCAGCAAAACCAGATGATTCTGAAACAAGAAACGTTGACGACCACATTGCTGACGCACTAAGATACCTTTGCATGTACGCTGGAGCACATGCAAGACCAATACTTTATGACGAGGGCCCAATCTTTAAAACAAGTGTTCCAGATACAATGGTCATTGTTGAAGAACCAAGTCAATCAGAACCGTTACTTCAACCAAACTTTGGAGGGTTGTTTGTTGGCGACCTTGGGCTTAGTCCCTTTAACTAAAGAAAGATAACCGAGATGGCTATATCATCTTTTAGAAAAGGGCTTGAAGAAGCGTCATTGAACTACGAAGGAATTATTGAGGCACGCCCAAAAAGTGGTCCAAAACGAGCCGGTTATGCAACCGGAGTTCCAATTGGTGGTTCAAATGAAACCAATCCAGGTTCAAACGTTACTGCAGGTACTCTTGACCGACCTACGTTCATGCAGCAATTGCTGCAAGCATACTTGGCATGCCCATGGTCTTCTGCCTCTATTGACACAATTGCCAGAACAGCAACTGCTGGTGGTCTAGAAGTCAATTACGAAGGTGGCGTTACCGGGGAAAAAATAGCACCAGAAGCACCAGAAGAAGTAAAAAAAATTCAACAACTACTTAAGTACGTTAACCCCAAAGACGACATTCGCCAATTAATGCGTTCGGTTATTACTGACCTTCTTATTTTTGGTGACTCATTTACAGAAGTCGTTTGGGTTATGGGGGAGCCGGTCGCTCTCTATCCTTTGGACCCAACAACAATCACAGTTATATCTGATGAACATGGTGTCATTAAAGGATATCATCAAAAAACTCCAACAAATCGTGAAGCACACTTTAAGTCAAACGAAGTTATTCACGTTAAATTTGATTCACCTGGCGACACTCTTTACGGTGTAAGCCCAACGCAGAAAAACATTCTGCCTATCACTTCTTGGCTGTTTACTGCTGCTCTCATTAAAGAAACAATGAAGCGCGGTGACCCACTGCGTGCTCACGTTGACTGGCCTATGGCTCTTCCGGAATCGGAAATGAAAAGACTTCAACAACAGTACGCAATTAGAAACCTTGGCGCACGCAATATCGGTAACCTCTTTGAAACAAAGGGTGGTGCCATTGTGCATGAAATGGGTACAAACCAGATTAATAACTGGCTCAACACCCTTCAACAGCGCCGCGATGAAATCTTGTCTGGGTATGGTGTACCACCTTCAAAGGTTGGTGTCATCGAAGCCGGTAACCTTGGGGGAGGAACCGGCACCCAGCAGGACAAAACTTTCCGCGTCAATACCGTTGGACCAATCCAAGAAATTGTTCTTGAAAAGTTTTCATTTGCCCTTCTTTACCAGGCATATGGAGTAACTGATTGGATTCTAAAGTTTGGCGTAGTGGACTGGCGAGACGACGAAGTTATCGAAATGATTCGAGACCAACGCATCCGCAATGGTTCATGGACACTTAACAAGGCACGTGCCGACATCGGCGAACCAGCCGTTGATGGTGGAGATGACCCAATTCTTGTTGACCGTCAAAACATGGTTCTATGGTCAGACCTTAATGCTCTGTCTAAAGCAAATCTTGCTGCAGTACAAGCAACGACTGTTGGTGTGAGCGCGCAAACAAAAAACGCACCAGTTCCACCAAACACATCGCCTAACCCCAATGTGACAAAATCTTCAAAAACGGTTCGCACTAAAACAACAAAAAAAACTCAAGCAACCCCAGCAATGGGTGCACCACAAGCACCAAAAGGAACCGAATCTATATCGGAGTCTTTAGAAGATGAGTAATGAAGAAGCAAATGCTTACACCGAAGGTGGAATCATTGATGCAGACACTTTTCCACAAGCAGACCAAACAAAACCTATTTTTAAATTTATTTTTTATAAAGGAATGACGGCCTCTAAAGCCGCCGCATTGGTTTCTAAAGAAGTCGGCTAATGGGTAATTATTTGGGTCGTGCGGGCGCTTATGCCTTGCACAAAAAGTATCCATCTGGCTCACAAACACCGTCTCAATTAGCCGCTGAAAGAGCAAACCTTCAGATTGCTCGAATGAGACGTGGTCAATTTAAACACACCAAGGCTGCTCAATATAGAGGAATTCAAAAAAAGACTCTAAAAAGCCGAGAATCTGGTGCTGCTATACGTGCATTTAATATGCGAGATATTGCTTTTTTAAAAGCAAGACCACTTGGAACAAGGGTTATACGTTACAGAGCAAAAGCCAAAATGCCAAAACCAACGGTTCGTGGTATAAACAAAAAATTTAGAGCAAGTTTAAGCCCCGCAAGTTACATGGGTAGAACCCATTGGGGCGGCAGTAGAAAACACAAGATGAGAAAACGTTTGTTTAAACGTTCTTATCGAGCAAAACAAGTCAAAAGATGGAGAGTACGGGGACACCGTTACACTCCAAGGTAAGAATTAAATTATGGCAGAAGGTTTTTCACCACCACAACAAGTTAGAGCAAATGCAGCACGTTCATTAGAACTGCGCAGGAAACACAATCGTGGCATGACCGCCGTAGGCGTTGCTCGTGCACGAGACCTTTCTAACGGTAAAAACATATCTGCCGACACCATTAAAAGAATGCACTCATATTTTGCTCGTCACGAAGTTGACAAGAAGGGCAAAGATTGGGCAAACCAATCAAATCCATCTGCTGGTTACATTGCATGGCTTGGTTGGGGCGGAGACGCTGGGCGTTCTTGGGTTAATGGAATTATAAAAAAATTAGACGCTAAAGAATCTCAGGAGAATCCAAACATGGCTTCAACAAAAGCAGCCACTATTCGTGGTGTATTTCTAAAGCCCGGCCTTTCAAAAAACCGTCGTCTTTACACACGCGGTAACATTGCAAAAGCCGTAGAGCGCATGCAAGGCCAGATTCAATCTGGTGAAGGAATGCCATTAAACATGGCTACCAGCCACGCAGCGGCTTTTCAAGACGACGCAACTTCAACAGTTGGTCGTATTACCAACGTAAAAATTCTTGCCGATGGCTCTGCTATGTTTGAAGCAGAAATTGCAAATACTGCTCACGGGCGTGATGTTGCAAACCTTGCCGCAGGAAAGTTTATTAAAGGCGTTTCTATTCGTGGTGAATGGCGTGGCAATCCAGAAACGATTGTACACACCGATGGTCAAGAAGCAACAACTGCTGACGACCTTGCAATTCACGGTATTGACTTCACTAACAGCCCTGGCGTTGAAGGTGCAGAAATTCAATACGCTGCTCTTGCAGAATCACACAACAAACTTGCAATTTTTGAATCAGTAGAAACTGTAGAAGTTGTTTCACGCGATGAGGAAATGGTTGCTTACGAAGCCGCTGATGTAATTCGCGATGCTGTAGAAACAGCCGTTGAGGATGCAGTTAACTCAATCTTTGAAAAAGACGCATCTAAGCCTTATGGCGATGTTGCCTACGCTGACCCTGGATATCAAAAGGATAAGCAAAAGCGTTATCCTATTAATGGTGCCGGTCACGTTCGTGCTGCTTGGTCATACATCAACCAAGACAAGAACGCCAAACTTTACACCGCTGCTCAACTAGCGCGTATTAAATCACGCATTAAGTCTGCGGCAAAGAAATATGGTGTAAACATTGTTAGCGAACAAGAACAACTTGCTGCTGATTTTCAAGAAATTCTAGAGGCTTACGCTTCTATTTCTCTCGTTAATGACTATGACACAATTAATGTCACTGGTCAAACAAACGACCCTCACAAACTAAGGATTGTTGCTAATCGTATTGCTTTTGGTGCCATTGCTGCTATGCACGCAATTGACCCAGATGACGATGGCGACATTTACCTATCTAAGCCTGACTGGTCACAGGTAGATGCAACCGGCGATGCTGGTGGCATGGGACCAGAGGATGAATCTATGACAGACGACAACAACATGGAATGCGAACACTGTGGCGCTCCCGGTTGCCCAGCAGATGCACAATTCTGCCCCAGTTGCGGAGAAGCAGTTTCTGCTCCAGCAATGACGGCAAAAGAGTGCTATGAGTGCGGAACCGAATGTCACGAAGACGCAATTCACTGTCACATGTGTGGAGCGCCCTTGCCAACGTCAATGACGGCAAATGCGCTCGGCTGTAGCAATTGTGGAGAAACAACTCCACAAGACGCTATGTATTGCCCCACTTGTGGGGACCCCGTACCACAGGCAGAGTCAAGCGACAATGCCCCAACTGAAGAAAAGGAGACAGAAGTGTCCGACGAAAACACAACTGAAGAAACTCCGGCTGAAGAGGCAACGCTTGAAACCGCTGCTATCCGTACGCTGAGTGACGCAGACCTATCTGCCCTTGCAGCAATGATTATTTCTGCACAGGCACCTAAGGAATCTGATGAAACAGTTGCAGACACTGAAGTAGCACCAGAAGCAGAGGCTGAAGCCCCTGCCGAAGAAGTTGCTGCTGAAGAAGTTGCTACTGAAGAATCAACTATTGAAACACAGGAGAACATTGTGTCAGAAAACCTATTTACAGCCGACCAAGTTGCTGCAATGATTGCGGAGGCCGCCACTAAGGCTGCTACCGAAGCCGTTGCTGCTGCAAAGAAGAATGCTGTCGAGTCTTACCGTGGTGGAAACACCTTCCGTAAGGGACTCGTCAACACTTCTACCGGAAACGACGCCTCTGACTTGTCAGAGTCGGAGGAACTGGACCCACGTCAACTTGCAGAGATGAACTCTTCTGCATTTCGTAAGGTTCAGAATGAAGTATGGGGTTCAACTCCATTCTTCGCAAACAAGTTTGCTCAAGCCGACCGCGGCTTCTAAGCAATTAAAAATAAACCCCTATCCAATACATATAAGGAGAATTAGCAATGGCTAACGATTTGGAAGAGGCCTTAACTGCTGCTGGTGCTGCTGCACTAGTTCAGAAGCAGATTGACCCAGTATTGCTTGAGTACCAGCGCCGCTATGCGCCACTAGTACGCTCGCTACCTACGGTCAAGTGGGGCTCAACAGTTTACTACTTCAACAAGCGTACAACGCTTCCTCAGGGCGGATTCGTCACTGATGGCGGTGCACGTCCAGTATCAACATCTAACTACGCACAAGAGAATTTCCAAATTCGCTTGCTACAAAGTGTCGGTGCTGTAACTGGTTACTCACAGGCTGTAACAGCAGACTTGATTGGCGACCTTCGTGCTCGCGAAATCGAGGGTGCTGCTCGTGGTCT